GGGCGTCCACCTCTGCCGTGTTCGCAAGGCCGATCATCATCGGGACAACGCGAAGTTCATGATGTAGACGAGCGTCACGGTGACGCCGGTATTACCAACGGCGCGGATTTCGTCACCGGAGACGAGCCGAAGAGGAAGGTTGTCGAGAACAACGCTCTTCTTCGTCTCTACCGGCCCCTGCCAGACAAGGTGTTCGACAGCGTTCGCCGCATCGTACCAGCACAGTTGACAGTTCACCGTGCCGGCATTGTCGTTGCAGAAGGCCGCCGAGGCGAGCGTCTGGCTATCGTTCGAGGCAGTATCGCCGATCTTGGTAACGCCTGTCCCGGCAAGAGCCTGCGATACCGGAACCTGCACATTGCCGTTGTAAAAGCCCGTGACGCTCATTGCTGCCCCGATTGCTGCGCGTTGACATCGACCGAACTGACGACGCTCCAGTCGGCGCCGGCAGGGATTTCAAGCCGCATCTTGTGAAGACGACCGTCAGAACGGAAAGGCACCAGCCCGGCACGATTGATCGAGTTGGCCGAAGACCACGAGATATCGGCACCGTGAAAGCGGCGTGTTCCATCCTTCAGGGTGAAGGTGAGGCAATCCGTATTGACGCGGGCGCTGTTGACGAATGAAGCAGCCATGCCGTCGATCTCGACGTCTGCCGTGTCGATGGTCGCGGCGAGATTATCACCGGAGAAATAGGCTAGCCGGTTGTCGGGCGTGAACGTTGCGAAGGTCGGCCGGCCGCCCGAGAAAAGGCGGCTGTCGAATGGTTCCGTCACTTCGTTGATGGAGCCGTAAAGCGTGTCCAGACCATCCCAAGACAAATCGGGGGTGGCGAGCGCCATCATCTCGCCGACGTTAAGGTCTGTCGTGCACCAACGATCAAGCTGCCAATCGTAGCCAAGCCGGCGATAGCTTCCGTCAGCAAGGCGGAACTTCCACCAGACGATCTTTTCGAACGGATCAGCCGCACCCTGGACGTCGGACAGGTAGAGCGGATCGACGTTCGCGAGGAACCAGCGGTCAACGCGCTCGGCACCGATCGGTCGGCGCTCGGCACCGCCGAAGAAGCCATCTTCAGACAGATAGAAGAACAAGCCGGGCCCGATGGAGACAATCGACCGCGGCGCTATCGTACCCTGTTTCCCGTTGATGACCGTTCGGGTGAAGGTGAAGCCAGAAGACAGGGCGAACGGAAAGAACTGCATGCCGGCGCGCTGGATGACATTGAAGCCGCCTTGCTCGCCAAAGCCGCCCATGACCTCGTCGCCCTCGGGGAGCTCCTGGTAGTCCGCGCCTTCCTTCTTCGGCCGCCACTCCTCAATGTTGTTGATGCCCGACCAGCGAACCGTCTTCTGTCCGACCGATCCTTCAAGATATCCGAGGACAAGGAAGTCTCCGGCCACCCATGAATATTTCGCCCGCGGCGGATCACCGGCAAGGTCGGAGAACGAGCCGCCGAGATTGATGTCATAGACCTGTATCGGGTCTGCGATATTGTGCGCCACGAGATGATCGCCGAACCGGGTAAAAGTCCAGGAGTCCTGCAACGGAAGACGATATGGTGCGCTCGGGCCGCTGATGTCGATCCAGGTGTAATCGGTCGTGTTGAGGAGATAGAGGCCCGTCGCCGTGCCGGCGATAATGCTGTAGCTGCCGGAGGCTGTTCGAACGTAGACGCCGCCGCGGCACTCGCCGGGAAGCGGCGCCGAAACGATGGATAGCCCCGGCATCGGTGCCCAGCCATTGGCAACGGGCTGCGCGTTGATCACGTTCGCGCTCACCCTGGCGTCGTAGGGGCTCTTATCGGGCTCAAAGGGGCCGAAGGGGATGATCATCACACCGCCGTATCGAGATTGTAGCTGTAGCGGGTGCGGCGGCGAAGCATCGGATCAACGCTCAGTTCGCCCCGCTTGCTTTGCGCATAGGTGCTCTTCGCTTCCGCTAGGCCTTCATCGAGAATCGCCTTGTACCCTGCCGCCAAGCCGGAATCCTTGGTGTATACCGCCCCCCAGACGATGCAGGCGGCTAGGTAGACATCTGGATAATTGCGAAGGAAATCGTTGGTCGGGCGATCATTCGAAAGGGCAAATCGCCCCTGATAGGTAAACCGGAAGGTATACGGGACATCAAGCGCACGGTCGAAGCGGATGTATGTCAGCTGGTCAGCACCGGAAACGACTTCCTCAATGCACCACACAGAAGGGGTTGCCGAAATCTCGAAATAAGGGAACGATCCTTGCGGCTTCGGCGTCACCGAGAATTCATGAATGACGCCATCAACATAAAGGGATACGGGCTCGATGATGTTCAAGCTGGTGATATCAATGAAATTCTGGTCCTGAATCCCGTTCAGAACGATTGTGGAGGAAATGGACTCGATTTCGCGGTTTAGTCGGGCTTCGGCAAGCTGGATGAAAGTCGCGGCACTTCCAGAGATGTCACTTCGAGCCATGAAGTCGATGATTGCGGCCTGAAGCTCGGAATAGTTAGTGATCGCCATCGCAGAAACCTCGTCAGAACGGGAAAAGGCGGAGACTTTCGCCCCCGCCTTCTCTCATGCTTATGCCGTGCCGCTGATGCGCGTTGCCAACCGGGGGTCGATGGCCTTGACGCCGTAGAGAACGTCGAGGCGCCACTTGGAAATGTCGTTCGTGCCGTCGTAGTACGGGACAAGGCGCACGTTAATGCCCTTGTACGACTGCCGGGACACGTTGACCGCGCCCTGCGGCGCTTCCATCGGGACCGTCACAAGAGCGAAGGCGTTCTTGTGGAAGATCATGTTCTGGCGGTAGCCAGAACCACCCGTGCCGAGAACGGTGATTGCGGCGTTGTCGGCAGGCGCCCCAGAACACGTCTGGAAGGCACCGGACGTGATAATAGGCGGGCTGATGGTCAGTGCGGCCGGCCCGGTCGAAGCGCCGGAGTTGGCGTCTGCCGTTACTACGAACTGGCGCAGGAACGGCTTGACCTCCTTGGTGACCGGGTTCACCGCGTAGACGCCATCGATGGTGATGATGTCACCTGCTTTGAGGATTCCGGTCGTGGAGTTCGTCCACCCGTCAGTATTGAGCGTCTGGGTGTAGGAGTCCTTGACAGAGTCATAGGTGACGTTCTGGCTAGCGCCGTTGACCAGGGGCGTTCCGGTTGCCACACCAACGGTGTGCGTGGGAACGTTCTGCGCCATGTAGGTGTCGACACCGCCGATCATCCCGAGCGAGGCACTTCGATACGCGCCCTTGGCCGCATCCTGGATATAGAGCGCGGTCTGGGAGCCAAGGAGCCCCCAATGGTCTGCCGGCGAGAGAACCGCCGAGCGCTCATCCTGCGGCACGGCGAATTCGTCAAGCCGCTCGGGGCCAACGGAGAAGTCGGCGTAGCTATTGATCTTCTGCCCCGGGGTGCCAACCCACGACGGCACACTGGCGTAGAGCGACATCACGTCCTTGTCGATCTGGTTCGCAAGCTGGATCATCGCCGGCTTGATGACGCGCTCGGAAAGCTGGTTCATCTCCAGAGCCAGTTCCTGAGAGGTGAACTGGAAGTCGATGCCCTTCTGCTTGTTGACCACAATGGTGGTCGAGCCTTCCGTTACGTCCTGGTTGGACGCGGTGGCGCCATCGCGAACGGTGAAGTCGGTCGGCTTGCGGATCGTGATCGTAGAGCCAATCTTATAGCCGTTCGGATTGCGGGCGTATTCCTCGTCATAGCCGCGGTGTACCTGCTTCGCCATGACGAGGTTGTTTTCGAGAATCATGGTCGCCTCTTTGGCGATCATGCTGACTGTTTTTACAGCGTTTGCCATTTTCGATGTCCTTCATGCGGCCTTAGCCGCTCGATTGATGGGTCAGCGCTTCATTTGCGCGTTGCGATACGCCACGTACTCGGCCATCGACATGTCCTCGGGGTCCTTCGCGGCGGCTGGGCTGGCCTTGGCCGTCACCTTGCTGAGGGGCTTTACCGGGATCTGCGCGGCCTTCTGCGGCGCCTGCTGCCTTTGCAGCGATTTCGCTCCGATCATCGCGTAGTACAGGACACGGTACGTCTGCGGGTTGTACGCCTTGCGAAGCGTGGCCGCGTCGAACCCCTGAGTGGTCGCGAAATCGAAAACTTGCCTGTCTACATCGTCATTCCAGCCGGGAATTTCCCGCTCCGCGAACTCGCGCGTTTCTCGCAGACGGTTGGCAATCGCTTGCTCCTCTGCCGCGCCGCGGTCGGATTCCGTTTTCTGGATGAATTCCTTGACCTTCGCAGCCTCTTTTTCGAGCATCTGGAACTGGCGCCAGTGCCCTTGTGCCGCGATAGGGTCTTCGCTCTCCAGCTTGCTCCAATCGGCCTGTGTCAGGCCCTGGTACTGCTGAAGCTGCTCTGTGATCGTGTGCTCATAGGCCTTCGCCTGAACATACTCCTGCGAGACGTTGAAGGCGCTCTCAATGTCAGCCACCTTTGCCTCGGCGGCGCGCTTCATGTCGGCGACTTCCTGCGTCTTGCGCGTGTAGTCGGCCTGTCGGAGAAGTGCGGCCTTCAGCTCGGGGGGAAGGCTGTACCGCTTTCCCTCGTATTCGACCTCTTCGAATACCTCTTCCGGGGTCTCGCCATCGCCATCTTCGCCGACCTGCTCCTCGTCGGCGTCCGCAGCTTCGTCCGTCGCTCCCTCTGCGGTCTCCGTGTCAGCCGGCGCGTCTGCTGCCTCGTCGGTGATCTCGACTGGTTCGTCTTTGGCGACTTCCACCGGGGATTCCGGCAATGTTTCAGTATTCGTCGCCTGCTCTTCGGCAAGCGCCATCATTCCTTCCATGGAAGGTCACTCCTTTTAGGTTGGTGACAATTGCGCCGCTTTACCCTTGGCGCGGAGGTGTCTTCTGGCTGGCCTTGACGGCGACGTTCGCCATGTTGTCCTCGCGGTCGTTCTGCAACTCGCCGACAACCTTGATGCGCTGGGTTTCAGCGTTGAACTTGTCGATGGACTTGTCAGCCTCAAGCTCGGAAACTTTCTGCTGAAGCTCCGCGATCAGCTTTTGGCCTTGCTCGATCATCTGCTGAACCTGAGGCGGCACGCCCTTGTTCTGGTTCGCGGGGTTCATCGCTTCGAACCGCTTGGCGATCTCATCCGCACCGGGCCAGTCGAAGTTCTTGGCCATGATGTCGGCCACGAATGGCGCGGCCTGCGGGAATGCCCGCACCAGCTCAGTCATCTGGGCTGCCGCCTCTTCGCGGCGCGTGGTGAAGCTCGGACCACTCGTCACGGTCAGGTCATATTTGCCGGCCGTCAGATCGTGGAGGGCCATGATGGCTTCCCCCTGCTCATCAACGACCGGCTGGCCGTCTTCGCCCATCTGCGGCGTCGGGCCGTTCACCTTTACGGTCTGCTGCGATTTTCCGTCTTCACCGATGACGCGGACAATGCGCTCTTTGTTGTAAACGCGAGGAATGAGGTCGATCAGAATTCGTCCCGTATGCCGAATGGCGCGGGTGAGGTTGTCTATGAAATGGAACGTAGCAACGTCCCCTTCCCTCTGCCGGGCCATGATGGCCTTGCCGCTCACTTCATTGGATCGCGCCCCAAGCGATGCATCATAGAGCCCGATGATCGCCTTCATATCATCCGAGGTTTGCAGGGCTTCATTGAGAGCGCCGGCAGCCGGGCCAGAATCCATCGGTTGGCGGATCGGCGCATCTGTATCGTACTCGATATAGGCGTGGCTTTTCGTGTTCGCCGTCGCCCAGCGCCCGGCATCACTATCGAACGTGCCCTTTCGACCAATCCACGGCACGCGAGGAGCCAAAGCGACAAGCTCCGTAGCAGTCGTCTTCCAGTAGTTGTATTGGCGCTGTGCGTCCTTCGCGTCATGGATCAGACTACGGAAATAGCGCTTTCCCTCTAGAATGATCTCGTCACCGTAGACAGGCACAATCGGAATGTACTTCCCCGGCCACTCATTGACCTCCAGCACATCCACGCCCGTCATAATAACTTGGCGGACCTTGTGCACTTTCCGCAAACGGCGGTCTACAATTTCGAGCATGCCGAGTTCCAGGCCGAGGCGGATATCGCCCATGACATCATCTGTCCCGGCGTCCTCGTATTTCTCGTCCGAGGGCTCAGCCTCGCCTTCGAAAAGCTCATCAGCGCAATAGATGTGGCCGTTGGAGAGTTTGACGATCTCCTCGTCTTCCTCGGTTCTAGTCCACCATTCGGCGATCATCACGCCGTCGTCATTGACCCAGGTGTTGTTCAGCGCTGCCCAGCTGTCGCTATCGAAGTCTACCGGCTGAGGATCAAAATCGACAGTGACGGGTTTCCCATCGGCGTTCTTTCTGCCCTTGTATTTCGCCTTGAACTGCTCCTTGCTGATGCGGTCCACGACGAAAGCGACATTCCAATCGGAGGAATCAGCGCTCGTGCTGTCAGGGTCTCCATAGATGGAGAACTGGTTGGCAACCCGCTCGATGCAGATATCCATATCGAACGTGTCTTCGTAGGCGTAGTCCATGCCGACGCGCCAATAACCAAAGCCGCCGGCAACGGATGCCTCAATCGCCGTATCATAAGCCACGTCGGCATTTGACGTGTATTCGATGTTGCGAATAAGCCCGCTGATGATATCGGCGGTCTTTACGTCGGCCTTGTCATCGACGGGGTGCACCTTGATCTGTGGCTTGTTCTGACGGGCGTCGTTCACAACCTGCCGGATGAAGGCCTTGAGCTTGTTGATCGTGTGAACGGGGCGCTGCTCAAGCTCTCGCTGCTTGACGATATCGGACGGCCACTGCTGCGACAGGCGAGAAAACTTGATGTCATCGAGCGATGTCTGACGGTTCTCCTTCTCATAGTCGTTGCAGCGCTGGAACGCCTTGCGACCACTCGCCAGAAGGTCGGACGACTTTTCTTTATCATCGGCCATCAAGACATCCATCCGAATTGCGTTTGGTTGCGCGGGTCAGGCCGCTTAGCCTCTCGTGGCTCTTCGTAGTAGACACACATCAGGCCGAAGGCGTCGGCGCCGTGCGAGGCCCAATCATGCTCAGGGCCAAGCCCGACGTTGCGGTTTTCATCCTGCTTTTCGTGATACCACCCGAGGGCGTCTATTCCGGCCTCGCACTTGGCGGCATTGAACCAGATGCGAGGGAAGAGCCGCCGCGCGATCTCGACGCGCTTCATGGCAGCGCCCTTGCCTTGGTTCGGCACGGTCTCGACGCGGAACCCGGCAGCCCTGATATGGTCCTCGTACCGAATGGCGGTGATTGCGTCCTCTTTCGCCCCGTCATGGGGAAGGATGCATATCGCCGCGGCGTATCCGTGTGAACGGAGCCAGTCGAGATGGACCGCAAGCGGCTGCCTGACGGTCTCGTAATAGTCGATTACCCGGATTTCCTTGCCGACGAACTGGCAGATCCAGATCGCACAGGCGTCACGCAAGCCAATGTCCCAAACAGCGTATACCGGGAGTAGCGGATCGATTGATACGTTCCCGATCCGCCCTTGGGCCCGAGCTTCAGCAAGCACTTTCGCATAGTAGGCGCCAGAAAGGACGCTGGCATATCCACCTTCCCAGATATGCTCGTACTGATCGGCATCGGCCGTCATGCAGTCGAGGCGCTCCTGTTCAAGCACGCTCGGGAAC